TAGAAACACTTTGGAGAATAAAGATGGATATTCAGGCTCTGCTTTACATGGCAGCGATGTGTTGCAAAAACGGTCGTAAAGATTTGGCATGTAGCATTCTTGAACAAGCGTGCGACGATGCAAGTTTTAACGAAGGTTTTAATCGTAGTGTGCAGCCTGTGTTTCCAGCCACGCAATCCTTAACCGCGCCAGCGTGTGATAACACTGCAACAGGTAATGAAGGTGGCCTAGATGGTTTGGATAGTTTCGTTGCTGATAAAGGCGAAATAATGCCAACCCCTCAAGGCGACATGCCTGCCAGTGAAAACACGTGGAACCCGTCGCTTCACGGTGACGATGCGGTTGCCCTTGGACAAGTTATTGCTGTCGCTTCTGCTGTGTTCGCACAGTCGAAATATTTGTACGACGGTGAAGACATTATCGTTGACCCGCAATACGCGGCAACGGCTTCTGATACTTTGGAGCTTTACGACGATCATGCACTTGTTCCAACTGTTGCAACTGCAAGTGCGAGCGAGAAACCCGCAACGCTGAAACCGGGCCGACTCACGATCACGCTGTAAACCAAAAGGCCGACGCGATTATTCGTATCGGCCTTTTTGTCTTTCTGGAGCATAAAATGGCAGAACAACAGCCGGAAAATCCCTCGATACTTTCGGCACTGCGCCAGAAAGATTTGTTGGGAACTACAGAATTCAAACAAACGCATTTATTCGCTTCTTTCGCTGGCATCCGTCGTGTGTTTAAGCGATTTTTTAAGCTTAAAGAGCTGCCATTCGTGCACTCAAACGACGTAAAAGTCCTTCAGCGAGCGAAGTTTGAACCGTCCTACCCGTATGCTTACGTGAGCATCACAAGCATGGGGATTTCGGAGAATAACGTGGACGTTGCGCGTATTCGTCGTCACGGCGGCGGGCACACTGTGCATCTTGCAAACTCCACGCTGACAAAGCACTACTTTTTCCCGATCACTTTGAAAGTCGAATTGCATTTCATCACTGACGATTTCCTCAAAGCAATTCAGTTCATGTCTGAAGCGCTGATCCTCAGTCAAACAAAGGTGCTGACTTTCACACTGAGAACGGGCGACGTGGAAGGCTTTGTGACAATCACACCGGAAACGAAAGACCTTCAGTTGCCGCGTGCTGATAAAGAAAATGAAGTTGACCCTGAATCGTTCGATATTGTTTGTAACTTCAGTATCGACACGTGGACAGGCGTTAGCCGTGAAACTGCCAAGGTTAATAACAACGGTGAAGTAGAACTGAACGTTCACATTGCCACGGACGCAGACACACTGCAAATCATCGACTCTGAAACTTCCATAATTAAAACGGCAGACGTTCATGAAAAATAAACCCGTTTATAAGCCTCTGGCAAAAACAGTAGTAACCGAAATCAAGCACGCAATTGTTGATACTGTTCGCCGTGTGGGCCAATCGCATCACACCGTAGCAACGAAAATCAGCCGCGACATGCTGACACAGAATGAAGTGATTGTCGGGCCTGATAAAACTCACACCATGAAAGACGTGCACAATATCGTTTCGATTTTTGCACCGCATCCAATCGTTGCTGAGTTCATCGGCTTCGGTGAATTGGAACCAGAAGAAAGCACAACCGAACAAATCTTTTTCGATGCGGAAATGTTGGTAGGCCGCGCAGATGCAGGGCGCTTTGTTAGCGTTGCCGTAACTGATTTGGACGTTTACACCGAAGCACCGCTGCAATGTGAAGTGGTGAACATGCGTACGGGCGAAACAGAATACTTCGACGTTCGTAAAGAAACCGATGGTATTTATACCGGGTTTTTCCAGACGCAAAACAATGATGCAACTGGCACCGATTTCGACGGCGTTTTGTTTGCCATTAAAGGCGATACCCTGCGCGTTACGTACAACGAAGCATTTGGTGCAGACGGAAAGAGCCGCGAAGTAGTTCAAGACGTTGTGGTTACGCTGGATTTCCTGCCGACCACTATTGAATGTCCTGATACCGTACCGTTCAACTCTTCGTTGGCGTTGCGGATTCTCAATCCAATTGGAATGCGTGTGAAAGTGCAGAATATGCGCACGCTGTATTCCATCGAACAACACATTGGAACTTATCAACCAATTCTGATGGGCTTTGAAGACGGCCCATTAACAATGGATGTTCAAGATAGCGACGAAATTTCGATTACCACACTCGGCAAAAACAGTTTGGGAATTGAACAAGTAATCACGCATACCATTCACATTGCAGGCGCACCAGTTGCCGCAATGATTGATGCTGCCTCGCTCGCCGACGTAACGAAACCGTACGTAATCGAAGTGCAGGACGATAACCTGCCTGCATCTGCGCGAATCAAAATCACGAACGGTATTACTTCAAACGTTTCTGAATTGGGAATGACTGAAGCGTATCCAAACAGTGGTCAATTCTCTTTGAGTCTTGACGCGCTTACGCACTATGGCTTGCCCGGTCACATTCTCGTTCTTTCGTACACAACTGAATCCGGTTTGTCTGTGCAAAGAAACGTAACTTTGATCATGCCACAAACCGAAGAATGCGAAGTAGAACTCGCACCTCCGGCCCCGGTTTCCAATCCGGTTGTGTTCAACATTAACGGTTTGTTCATGCTGAATGGTTCCTTTGCAGGGACAATCAAATTGAGCGCGCCCGATTTGGTTCGTTGCACAATCATAAAAGCGTAATTTATAAGTAATCCCACAAAGGGAGATATACGGAGAACTGCTATGCCCCTTTACAACGGCAGTAACACTGCTGCGGGTATGTACGGCGGGGAGGAAGACAATTCGTTTTCTCCAACGCAACGCTATCCCAGCACGGGTGCAATGGTAGGTGAAGCAAATCGCGGTGAAGTCGGCATTCCTGTTCGCTTGAATAGCAAAGAAGAATGGCGCAGCCTTTTCGGTCGTCGTGATGCAACCCTTACTTACGCACATTTCTGCGCAGAACGTTTCCTCGATATTGCGCAAACAATGTGGTTTATTCGTGTTGATACTGAAGCGAATTATGGTTCGTGCAGCGTCCGCACAGTAAACGGTTTCGCGACCGGGAAAGCCGCCACAAACGGTTATCTTGATCCCGTGACTGAACACAATCAGTTGCCCGACGAAATTCTGTTGATCTACGGTGCCAACCCCGGCGCATGGAACAACAACCTGCGCGTCCTGATGTACCCGGACACGAACGACGTAGAAAACGAGCTGTTTATTCTGCAAGTTTTTGAAACCAACATGAACTCCCCGGTTGAAACACACCGCGTGGTTCTGCGCGACAAAGTAAACGGCGTTAACGCGCAGTTGAACGTCGAATACGTGCTGGAAAATAACAGTACGCGCATCCGTGCCAAGATCAATACCGAAAACCCGCAATGGGTTGCAAGCGAAGGCGCGCAGCGTTTGATCAACGCAATCGTAACGCAGGATCTTTCCTACGGCGATAACGGACGCAAAGCAAACAACGGCGACATCATGAACGCGTGGGAAGAATTCTCTAACGAGGATGATTTCGAGATTCGCATTCTGATCAACGCAGGCTATACCGACACCGGCATTCAAAACCGCATGCTGCAATTGTGCGAAGAGCGCCGCGACTGTTTCGCAATTCTCGACATTCCATCGGATATGCAAACCGTTGCAAAAGCCGTCGATTATCGTCGGAACATTCTGAATGCTAACACCAGTTTCGGTGCGATTTATTGCAGCGACATTCTGGAAAGCACAGACGAAGGCCAAGAAATTTACGTTCCTTGCTCCGGTGCAATCGCTGCTGTGTTCGCACAGTCCGACGCCGCTGAAGCTGAATGGTGGGCACCTGCTGGTGTTACCCGTGGTGTGATCAAAGACATCATCGGTATTCGTCACAAGTATTCGCAGAACGAGCGTAACATTCTCGATCAAAACCAAATCAACTTCATTCACAAATTCAGCGGCTACGGCTTCTGCGTTTGGGGTGCACAAACTCTGCAAGCGCAGAAGTCCGCACTGCAAGATATTCCGGTACGTCGTCGGGTTAACACCATCGAAACGACTGCGAAATATGA